TGTGTACGGGATTGGAGGCCATGACCCATCAAAGCCAAACGATAACATCATCGAAATCATTGAAATACCTGATGAGGCTGAAGCACAGCCAGAGGAATAGTTATGACCGTCAACTATGACAGCGGTCTCTATGGTTACGATCAGGCGACAGTCACCTTCGATGGGACTGATAACGGCACACCGAAGACAAGATTCATTCTCGATGCTTCGACGCTAAATGATTTCTCTGTCGGCTTAGACGGAGCATTCCCTTTCACGACGACTGCGGTTGGTTCGGCTGGGTTGGGTGGGTTGGCTGGGTCGGCTGTCGCCGATGTTGTTGTCGCGGTTCAGTCGATTGGTGTGGCCGAGTTGGGTGGTTTGGCTGGTGTGGCTTCGGTTTCGGTGTCGCATCAGGCTGTCGGGTCGGCGGTGTTGGGTTCTGTCTCGGGGTCTGTGTCGCCGGTTGTGGTTCACAGCGTGGCGGCTGTGGCTGGGTTGGGTGCTGGGGTTGGTTCGGCTACGTCGTCGGTTCTTGTGCGACCTTACGCCGACGGGCAGTTGGGGTCGATGGTTGGGTCTGCTCAGGCGACGGTTGTTCCTCAGCCGACTCCGACTCCTTCGTATCCGTCTGGTGGGAATCCTTGGTATCGGCAACCGAAGGTTCCTGTTGCTGAGAAGGTTTCAGTTGTTTCAGTTGAGGTTGAGTTGCCTCGTGTCCCTGAGCGAATTGTTGTTTCAGGATCATCTGTTGTGTCCTTGTCGGCGTCTGCTACTAGTGAAGTAGCATGGTCAATACTAGAAGATGAAGCCGAGTTGCTTCTGTTGGTGTGAGGTTTGAGTGGCGTTCTATCATGGTGTGACATCAGTTGGCACGGTTCCTACACCCGTTGACGGTACTTTGATTGGATTTCATGGTGGCAATCCGTACAAGATGCACATCAAGAACAACGACAATACGACCGAGTGCTATATCGGCGGGTCTAATGTGACGACTTCGACCGGCTACTTGTTGAGCAAGTTGGAGGCGTTGGATTTGGTTATCTCCCCAACGGACATTCTGTATTGTGTTTCGACGAAGAATGGTCACAACATTTCTTGGTTGACGGAGCCTGTCTGATGCCGTACTTCATTAGCAACACAAACCCGAACTGCTCAGGTTGGGCTGTCGAGAAGGAGGACGGTGAAGTGATCGGCTGTCACGGAACGAAACAGGATGCCATCGATCAGATGGTCGCGGTATCTATCGCTGAGGAGATGGAGCCTGGTGGCGAGCGAGCATTACCGAATGAGTTGACCGAAGGTGATTTCGTGCGTTGGGATTCTTCTGGTGGTACGGCTCGGGGTCGCATTGAGCATGTGATGCGTGAAGGCACGTTGGGTGTGCCTGGCACCGAGTTCAGCATTGAGGCGACGGAGGATGATCCGGCTGCGCTCATCCGAATCTATGAGGAGTACGACAATGGTTGGCGACCCACCGAAGTTCTCGTCGGCCACAAGTTCTCCACCCTCACCAAGATTGACCCGCTCCCCGAACCAATCGAGGAAGAGGACGAGATCGAAGAAGACGAGGACGAGTCCGAGGATCGTGTCGAGCAGAGAGAGGTGAATCTGGATGTCCCCCAATACATCAGGTCAGCAGCCCGAAAAGGGTTGGATTATTACGGGAAGAGCCTTGCAGGTGCAGGCGTTGTGGCTCGTACTGTTCGTGAAGCCCGTGAGATGGCTCAAGGACGCATATCGGAAGACAAAGTTATTCGTGCAAACGCTTGGGCAGCTCGACATCTAGTTGACTTGGATGTCCCTCGCAACACAAACCCAGACAACGACGAGTTCCCTGGTGCAGGTGCAGTCGCCTTCTACCTGTGGGGTATCGACCCGACAGACCCGCAACCAGCGATGAACTGGTTTGAGGAGAAGTCGGATGCGATCAAAGCAGATCGTGAAGAGGCCGACAGGTCGTTCGCCTTCCATCGCAAACCAGAACAGAAGTCAACTATTGTGGATGCCATGACTGAACAGGTCGAGACGCGCAGGGTCACGTTCAACGAGTTCGAGCTTCGTGCCGCCCCGAAGGGTGATGGCATGTCGTTCACCGGTTATGCCGCAGTCTTCAACTCTGACTCGGAGCCGTTGCCGTTCATTGAGCGGATCATGCCTGGTGCGTTCGCCAAGTCTTTGCGTTCACGGAACAATATCCGAATGTACATGAACCATGACTCCAGCATGTTGCTCGCCACAACCCGTGCCAAGACTCTCCGTTTGCAGGAAGACTCGAAGGGTTTGCTTGTTGATGCCGACCTGCCAGATACTTCGGTTGGCCGTGACCTGTCGGTGCTGATGCAGCGCAAGGATGTGGATTCGATGTCGTTCGGGTTCACCGTCCCTTCGGGTGGCGACAGTTGGAGCGATGATGGGATGCAACGCACCTTGAAGCAGATTCGCCTGTTCGAGGTGTCGGTTGTGACAGGCTTCCCCGCGTATGCGGCTACGTCTGCATCGGTGCGTTCGTTTGATGCGTTGGCTCAGCGAACCGGCATGGATGCCGACCAGCTGGCTGTCGCCATCACAAACCTTGAAGCAGGGCAAACCCTGACTCCCGATCACGCTGCATTGTTGCGTGAGACTGTGGCGAAACTTGAGCCACAACCTGAGGCTGCTCCCGCCACGATTGGCATCATGGCGAAGCACCTTGAACTGTTGAAGAACATCTAGTAACTTTTAGTTACTGCATCGAATGAGCGGAGCCGCCTTCGGTGTTGCTGATCGCGGAGCCGCGACAGGCTAACCCCTCCTGCGTATCCACAATCATCAACATCATCCCTACGGGGAGAAGGAAACAATCACCATGAAGGAATACATCGACCGCCAGGTCGAGATTCGCAACCGCGCCTGGAACGAGGCGAAGTCGATTCTCGATAAGGCAGCAGCAGAGAAGCGTGACCTCACCGCTGAGGAATCGCAGACCTACGAGCGCATCAGCAAGGAACTCGACGAGCGTGCCAACACGATCGCCAAGCTCCGTGAGGATGAGGCTCGCGAACTTCGTCTCGATGCCGCAACCCGCGAAATCGCTGACCAGGCTCGCCCAGTCGCACAGGCACCAGTCGCCGACGATGCCGCCATCCTCCGCTCACTCGTCACGGGTGACAAGCGTGGCCACTCGTTCGAGCGTCGCGATGTCGTCAAGACCAGCACCGGCGCACCAGTCCCCACCTCGTTCTACGATCAGGTCATCATGAAGGCTCGCCTCGTCGCGCCAGTCCTCCAGACCTCGACCGTCCTGAACACCGCAGGTGGCGAGAACCTCCAGATTCCGTCGCTGTCCACCTACTCGGTCGGCACGATCAACGCTGAAGGTGCCGCAATGGGCGAGAGCGACCCAGCATTCAACGCCTTCGTGACGTTGGGCGCATACAAGTATTCGTTCCTGACGCAGGTTTCCGAAGAACTCCTCACCGACTCCGGTGTCGACTTCCTCGGCTTCCTCGCCGATCAGGTCGGAAACGCGCTCGGCTTCGCAGTCGGCTCCGCCCTCACGGTCGGCACCGGCACGGTTGAGCCACGTGGAATCGTCACGGCCTCGGCTGTTGGCGGAACCGCAGGCACCGCAACGGCGTTCACCGCAGACAACCTCATCGACCTCCTCTACTCCTTGGATGGTGCAGCACGCAACCTCCCAGGCGTGGGCTGGATGATGAACGGCAAGTCAATCGGTGCAGTCCGCAAGTTGAAGGACACCGCTGGCAACTACGTGTTCCAGCCATCCCTCGCGATGGACAGCCCAGACATGTTGCTCGGCAAGCCGATCTACGAGAACCCCTCGATGGTCGACGTCGCCACCGGCACCAAGTCCGTCATCGTCGGACACCTCCCGTCGTACTTCGTACGCACGGTCGGTGGCCTTCGCCTCGACAGGTCGGATGACTACGCGTTCAACGCGGGACTCATCACCTTCCGCGCACAGTTCCGCGTGGACGGCAACCTGCCGCAGACGAGCCACATCAAGCACCTGCTCCAGCCGTAACGCTGAAGCAGAGGCAAGCCACCTAACGGTGGTGTAAGTTTGAGGGGCGGGTCGGACACGCAGGGCGACCCGCCCCTCAATCCATTTCCCCTGCAACCTGCGAAGGAGTCTGCGTGAATGCTCGTCATCGTCAACAACACGCCGGTCGAGTTACCCGACCTGGAAGCGGAATTGCTGCTGCGTCGGGGCGTAGCGCACTTGCCGGAAGTAGCCGACCAGCCTCTTCCGAATCGTTACGAATCCTCTTCTACTCGAACGCCCCGTTCGCCCCGACTGGCTACGGAACCCAAACCGCGCAGCTCGTCCCGAGGCTCATCGAAGAAGGGAACGAAGTAGCGATCCACGCCATGTATGGCATCGAGGCGGTGCCGTCAATGTGGAATGGGATCAAAATGTATCCGCGTGGGATGGCACCGTATTCGGATGATGTGGTGACAGCGCATTGGATGGATTGGTCGAATGGCAACAAGAACCTGCCACCGATGCTGATGACCTTGTTCGATGTGTGGGTGTTGAAGTCCACGTCGCTTGACATCATCCCGAATATCGCGTCTTGGGTGCCTATCGATCACGCGCCTTGCCCGCCTGAGGTGGTGGCGTTCTGTCAGCGTAAAAACGTGAAGCCGATTGCGATGTCGCAGTTCGGCAAACGAATGTTGGAGGCTCAGGACGTTGAGTGTTTGTATGCGCCTCACGGCATTGAGGATGTGTTCAAGCCGACCCAGAAGTGGAGCAACGGCCAGCAGGAATTGACTGGTCGACAGATCATGGGTATTCCCGAGGACAAGTTCGTGGTGATGATGAACTCTGCCAACAAGGGTGTGAATCCGTCACGCAAATCATTCGCTGAGAACATTCTGGCGTTTGCCATCTTCGCCCAAACCCGACCTGATGCGATTCTGTATCTGCACACC